CGATCTCCTGCGCCTGGGCCTGTTCCGGGGCCTGCGCCTGGGCCTGTTCCGGGGCCTGCGCCTGGGGCTGTGCTGGTGCCTGCGCCTGGGCCTGTTCCGGGGCCTGCGCCTGGGCCTGTTCCGGGGCCTGCGCCTGCGCCTGCGCCTGGGGCTGTGCTGGTGCCTGCACTGGGGCTTGCTCCGGGGCCTGCGCCTGGGGCTGTGCTGGTGCCTGCACTGGCGCTGGTGCCGCAGAGGCCAACAGATTCCGCATTACTTGGTCCACGATTTCCTTGGGGACCCCGCGTTTCAGGCGCCAGCGGCCGTCTGCATTTTTCTTTCGTGTTCGTGCGTGGATCCTCGGATCCCATGGAATCCCGTCAGCGTCTACTTCGGTGTTCGCGCTCTGGTCAGCCGACGGCCCGAGTTCTTCCTCCAGGGGTTTGTGTTCCGACTCATCCCCGAAATCGATTGATGTGTCCTCCGACTCATCCCCGAAATCGATGGACGTGTCCTCTGGTGGGAGTTTTTCGGGCGTCAACCCAGTTTCCTGTTCCGATTCAGTTTTCCTGAGGTAAACCGAGTTTATGGCATTACCCAGGTCGTCGATTGCGAGCGCAAGATTATCGATACTTTTCTCAAGTGACATTTCTCATCCCTCCCGTTCTGCGGTGAATCGGATTTTCCCACGTACGAATTCAAGCATCAGACGGCGCATTATCTGTGATGCTGACATCCCCTCCCGGGAAGCTGCGGCCTTGAACCTGGCACGCTCTTCGGGGGTGCATCGAATGTTTATTTTCACGATCTTTGCTGACATTTTCTCTGACCAATTTGTTATGAGAGGGGGTGACAATAGCACCCCCTGCCATACTCTGTCAATTCATCTGTTCGCGGATTTCGGGAGCCGTTTCAGCGCTGTGACGATCCTACCCTTGCGCCGCTCAAACGCGGCACGGGCTGCGGCTTCTGGTCCGATCGTCTTGACTTCCCGTTTCCGGATCCTTTGCTCTTTTACGTATCCCGGGGCGGTGAAATTCGGTTCTCTTTTCGGGGAGTCGTCGTAGTCCTCGATTGCCCGGGTATACGCCGTGACCCCTCGCATTCCGAATTCGAACCGGGTGGTCCCGCTGGGCCGCCGCCATTCGATCAAAGTCCGCTCCCCGAACCGCAACGCCTTGACCGCATCAATCACTTCGTCCCGGGTCTCACAAATCGCTAACGTTCTACTTGTCATTGTCTTTTCCTCTCAGGTTTCGATTTCGTCTACTCGGTGAAGAGGGAGCCTTTCCAGGTCACCCGTATTCCTATTCCTGACCACCAGTCGGACCTGCATCGAATAATCGAGGACATCGGCTTCTACAAGGCGCGATCCGTTCCTGTACCAGATTCGAGATCCTTTGGGTATGGTCTTTCTCAGTTGATCATCGATATGTTTCTTGTAATCGAGGATCTCCAGACATATTGTGTAAAGTTCAAAATCGATCTGTCGTTTCATGTCACCCTCCGGTCAGTAATATGGGCGCGTCATCCCCGAACCGCCCCCGGATATACCTGATCGCGGCTTCCTCGGACGTGAAGTTCTCGGGGTAGGTGAGGGCGGATTCCCGCCCTCCCGATGCTGAGATTTTCTCGTCGATCATCCAAACGGTAATTGGGCCGTTCAGCACATTCACTCGGCGGACCCGGAACTTCCACAAATTCTTGCTCATCACGCGGCCTCCATTTTCTTGGCACTGATACGTACGCTCACCACCTCGCGGTAGTTCGTGTGCGCACGGATCAATTGCCGACTAGGTTTCAACCGCTCCGCAATCGTCTTCCAGTACACCGATTTCCGGATAGACTTGATCAGATTGACCTGGAAGAACGTACCCTTGGCCTCCGTCTCACTGGCGTCTTCCAGCAGTTTTTCGATATCCCCCGCCAAGTCTTTTTCCCGTGCCCGCAAGTCAGCGATCTTTGCACGAATCATCCCAAGTTCATCAATTTTGCTCGTCAGTTCATTTACCATGCTTCTTCTCCATCCAGATCCAAACCAAATACTCTTGCGAGTTCCTGGTACGTAGTGTCGTAACACCACATCCCGCCTTGCTTGACAGCTTCCCGTGCGGCTCCGAGATCACCCACCTCAAGAGCTTTTCGACATTCCTCTATCGATCTCTTTGCTCCCCTGACCGCCGTGGAAACGTACTCCGAGTATCTCCCCGCACGCTCCCGGGCATTCGACCAATTTGGCCCGTCGGGGATGCCCTTCGCCCAATCCGGGCCCCGGGTCGTTGTCGCTTCTTGCTCGTCGTCAGACTCCCAGAACATCGTCCAATTGAATTCGTAATCGTCCGGAATCGCCACGAGGGCTTCCGCGATCACCGTCTCCCGACATGTCTTTTCGATCTCATCGATTACTTGACGGCTATCCGAAATTGGGTCCAAGCCCCACTTGGCGCATAGCTCCCGGGCGAGGTCCTGGGTGGTAACCGTCGCTCCCCGAAGGGCCGTGTCGAGCACGGTGTCGTAATCGTCCCACCCGTTTACGATTTCTTTCGCCAGTTTCACGGTATCCATTTCTTTTAGTTTGTCCAACTCGGTTATCAGATTCTTGGCTTCCGCAGTCATCTTTCTACCTCCGTTTTTCTCAATCCACGCCCCCATCTTACCGTGGATGGGGGACGTTGTCAACCCCTTTAGAGCAATTCTTTCTCAGCAAACGACACATGGTCGGCGCCCCCGATGACAATATGATCCAGGACTCGAATACCGACGAGGACCAGTGCACTCTTGAGGCGTGAGGTGATTTTCATATCAGCGTTACTCGGTGTCGGGTCCCCAGACGGGTGGTTGTGCGCCAGGATCACCGCTGCGGCGTTGCTCTCCAAAGCCTCCACGACCACCTCCCGGGGCGATACCTGCGCACTATCGATAGTGCCACGGAATAGTTCTTTGTACTCGATGAGCCGGTGCTGGTTGTCCAACATCAAGCAAACGAATTTTTCGTGTTTCGCATCTTGCAGCTTGGTACGCAAAAAGAGTTTTGCCGCGTCCGGTGTGGTCAGCTTCACCCCGGGTTGACGTAATCGGCTATCCAGGATCTGCATTGCTTTCTCGATGATCTGATCATCCGTGAGCCGGGCGAACGGGTCACTTCCGTATTCCGGGATATCCTCTGACTTTACTTTGTTCATCTTTCTACCTCCGTTTTTCTCAATCCACGCCCCCATCTTACCGTGGATGGGGGACGTTGTCAACCCCTTTAGTCGATAGTCGATCCGATGTATCTGTAGGGCTTGTCCCACCGGCCGATTTGAATGCTTATGTACCACCCTACGTCGAAATAGTCAGTCATCGAGTCGCTCCGGTCCCAGTTACCGATATCAGCGCCCCGGCCGTCCATCGCATTCTGGAGTTCTTCCAGGAATTGGACCATGATCCCGGGGAAATCCCTGCTGATGTAGTATTGATTCACTTGAACGTAACCCCCTGTTTCTTGTCCAGTTTTTCTTTCATAACCGGAGATCAGATCGAGGTTCCCTTCCCTCAACGTCACCACAAGCTCTGAGTGGTGCTTTACAGCGATGGACCCCTTTATGCCATACTTTTTCAGGACCGCTTTGATGCCAGGAGCTAATTTTTTCTTCATGTCTTGATTTATGTAAGCCATTGTTCTACCTCGTTTCTCTCAGTTGACGCCTACAGTTTACCCATAATGGTGTACGTTGTCAACCCCCTATGTGAAAAAAAAACCCGGCCAGGGCGGCCGGGAAAGGCATGGTCCGAGGATCTTGCCGGAGAAGAGCAAGCGGAGGTTGAACCACAGAAACTAAATTGGACCACGGAACCATTTAGAGATTCCGATATATGATAGCAGAAATTTTATCAATCGTAGTGGTGGACATTGGCCGCTCGCACGGGCAGAATAAAATGCCCCGGGTGTCTACACACCCAGGGCAAACCTTCACCGTAGAGAAAGGGAGAGGAGACTCACGTGACCCAGGTAAACGTAGGACCACATATGAATTTTACCATTAAACTCACAGAGTTAAACAATTTTTCACTTCGGGACGCTGCGATCGCGTATGCCCGAGCCGGATTTCGAGTATTCCCATTGCAGGCCGGGAGCAAACTCCCCCGCCCAGGCTGGTCATGGAAACGGATGGCCACCTCCGACGTCGACGCGATTGCGGACTGGTGGCGGATCTGGCCGGAGGCCAACATCGGCCTGGCACTCGGGCCAGGATCCGGTGCCATCGCCCTGGACATCGACATGAAAGGCGGTCAGGATGGCCTCCGCAGCTATCGTGCGATCACCCAAGACTGCTACACGGGGCCGGTCCAGCAAACGCCTACCGGGGGGCAGCACTTGTTGTTCCGGCCCATCGAGGGGCTCGTCAATTTCGCGCACCGGGGGCACCTCGGTGGGCTGGACATGCGCACCGAGGGCGGGTATATCGTCGCAGCGCCGAGCGTCACCCAGGACGGGCACTATCGATGGATCCAAGACGGGCCTATCCCAGCAATGCCGGACGCGCTTCGCGTGGCCTGTCAGCAATGGTCGACCCAATCGAATACCTGTACAGTAGACGTTCCCGACATCCCCGCTGACCTTCCCGACTATCATCACCTCTCCCCGCCACTTCCCCCTCAATATATCGACTACCTCGACCACGGCGAGACGGCACCCTGGGATCACGATGAGTCCCGAGCTATTTTTGCCGTTGCGGGGGCCCTTGCGCGGCGATTCCCGGACCGGGGGGTCGTCATGGGGATCCTGGCCGCTAATCCGTACGCTTGGGCGTGTGCTCAGCGTCACCGCCAGGTAGGGGATCCTGCGCAATGGCTGTGGAAATACGGAGTGGGAAAAATGGTGCAACACGTCGAAGTATCCCGAGCCCCCGCGACAGATGTGTTTTCACGTGTGGATCACGGGGGCGTGTCCGCGAATATGTCCACCGCAGGGGCTGCCCATCAGCAGTCCCCTGGGGGCGTCGTACCGTTCCCTAGTCCCCCCGATTCGCCCTCACCACAGGACGATCGGCCCCGCCTGACTGCGGTTCCGCCCTCGCTGAATGTCCCTGTCCGCCCGCCCCAGCATGTCATCGACCCGCTGTTACCCCGGGGCGTGGTGACGTTGCTCGGTGGGCACGGTGGCGCGGGCAAGTCCCAGTTGGCCCTGGTGCTGGCGGCCCATGCGGCATGCGGCCGGGCCTGGGGTGGCTTTGCCGTGGCGCCATGTAAGAGTTTGTATGTGTCCCATGAAGACCCAGTGGATCTTGCCCGATTGCGGCTGCAAAAGATCGTTCGAGAGTATGATTTGCCTGCGGATCAAGTCGAGGCCGGGGTTCGCCTGGTCGATGCCACCGAGGCGGTGTTGGCGACCGAGTTTGTCGAAGCCGGTCTTCGTCGCCTGGTGTTGACCCCAGCGTATGAGGATCTGCGGGCCCTGGTCGCGGAACACAAGCCAGGTTTGATATTCGTGGACAATGCCTCGGACGCCTATGACGGCCCAGAGAACGATAGGCGTATGGTGCGGGGATTCGTGCGGGCCCTGGCACGGATCGCCCGGGACAACGACGCGGCCATGGTGCTGCTGGCACATGTGGATAAAGTCGCCGCCCGATACGGTGGGGCGGGAAATTCTTATTCTGGATCAACGGCTTGGCACAACAGCGCCCGGTCTCGAATAGCGCTGATAGAGGTCGAGGGCGAGATCCAGCTTCACCATGAGAAGGCCAATTTCACTCAGCGAGCGACGCCAATACCGCTCGACTGGTCCGCCGACGGGGTGCTTGTCCCAGCGAGCAAAGAGGCCGGGCGCACCGCCCAGGATGTCGAAGACGACAAAGGGGTGCTACAGGCGCTCAGAGAGGCCGTCGCAGCCGGGGAAGCACCCCCGGCTACTCGCACCGGGGGGCGGACCGCATTCCACGTGCTCAGTTGCTATCCGAGTTTCCCAGAGGACCTCGCGAGCGCAGGCAAGACAGACGGACGTCGACGATTCTGGGCGGCCATGGACCGACTCACAGACGCGGGGCGGATCTGCATCGAGGAATATGTGAACGACTGGAGAAAGGTCAGGTCGAGGTACGTGCCGGTCGACAGCGACCCAGGGCCAACACCACAGGCCCCACCGTCCGAGACGTCACCATCGGGGCCGGAAATTTCCGAAAATAACGAAAATATCGAAAATAACGAAGAACTCCCGCCGTGGTTGCTGTAAATTATCGATAAATTTTCGATAAATTTTCGATAAATTATCGATAATTATCGATAAATTAGGTGGATCGCTTGGGTGGACAATGGCTACCCTGCCTTTTCGAGGCCAAAATGTTGCGCCAATGGTACGTTGTCCATACCTTTTTCGGGGGTGAAATCCCTCGGTCGGAACCTCTGCAGCCCGCATGGTTCCTCGTTGCGCCAATGCGCGCCAATGGACAATGTCCATTCGGCGCACTTTCCATAATTCCGCGAAAATTATCGAAAATTATCGAAAAATTGTTGAATATTTATCAACAGTCTAGGCGGATTCGTGGTTAATGGTTCCTAACTGTTAACAATAAACGCAAAATTTTCGATAATTTTCGATAATTTTTCGATAATTTTAAAAGTGCGCCAATGCGCCAATGGGCCCATGGTGGCCATTGTCCATTGGCGCAAGCGGTTTTACGTGAAATTTCGCGCCAATGGACAATGGCCACCCTGGTGTCAAAATGGATCACCACCACGCCGGAGCCCGCTCTGGGCACGGTTTGCGCCAATGCGCCAATGGGTAAAATTCTGATTGGCGCGCATTGGCGCAAACCGCCCGAAACGAGCTTTCCGCGACCGGGCGTGGGGTGGCCGCGCCAATAGGCCCCCCCCCCCCCTTTAGGGGGGGGGCCATTGGCGCAACCCTCGCCCGGGAGTGCTCGTCGAGGGGGGTGCGCCAATCAGAATTTCTCGCCCCTCATCGGCGAAATCGATAATTTTCGAAAATTTTTCCGGGAGCGAAAAATCGCTATGGTGACGGTGAAATTCTCCCTACCCGGGGGCGTATCCGATGGTGATGACCCCATCAGGCCGACGGAGGCCGCGAATGCGCCGCGAAACAGGGGGACCTAGTACCCTGGATAGGGTTTTGGGAAAAAGCGCCTCAGATCGGCTCTCAGGAGGTTCGGTGTGGGTGGGATTTTGGGGGATGAACCACGATAATTTTCGATAATTTTTTCGTAAATTTCGGGTTTGCAAATTTTATCGATAATTTTTCGTAAATTTTGTGTTCGCAAATTTTATCGATAATTTTAACGAAAAAAAAAACCGCCCGGAATTCTCCGAGCGGTTCGTTAATTTTATTGATTAACGTTTCGCTAATTCTAATTGTTTGAGGGCCACCCATTCCCTTGCTTTATCGAGTAGTTGTCCGAATTTGGATCTCGGGCCGTCGAATCTTGAGTCCCCTTCGCCGAAGTATTTCTTTTTCAGATTAGGGCAGCGGGAACTCCCGATAGAATTTAACGTTCTGAACCGCTGAAGTTCTTCCTCGGGTCCGTAGATCACATAGACAGCGGTTCTCCTGCCCCACTTCCAGGAACGCTGTTTGCGGGCGGGGGTATAGATCATTGCGATGTTTTTGCTCATTGTTGGATCTCCATCGGTGTTGTTGTTGATCACGGTAGGTATACTACCGGTCCGGGCGCACGTTGTCAACCCTTTTCTCGAAAAAATTTTTATTTTTTGGAATATCTGATAAGAATCAAGGGATTGCGTTTATTCCGGGCCTTGGCTATCCTGAACTATGGAGTGTTTGATGGGGTGAGTATGGCGAACGATAACCCACGGATCATGACCTACGTGGGAACCGAGCTCAAGAAGGTGGAACGTAAACGTGTGGGTAAGCGGACCCCTGAGCGCGCGGTAGCTTTTCTCGCAGCCCTGGCGGAATCTGGTCAGGTGAAGAAGGCCGCCGAAGCCGTGGGTGTCAGCGCACCGTTCTTATATAAATGGAGAGATGAGGATCCATCTTTCGCGGAAGCCTGGGACCGGGCGATCCAGGTGGCGGTGGCAGGGATGGAAGACGAAGCCCGGCGGCGTGCGGTGGATGGATACGATGAACTGGTGATCCACCAGGGCCGCGTATCGTACGAAATGGAGCCGGTCAAAGACGACGAGGGCCGGGTCGTACTCGACGAGCAGGGCAACATGATGATGAGGCCTAGACTCGACGAGCACGGCAATCCAGTCCCACTCACCATAAAAAGATATTCAGATCAATTACTTACCTTCCTTCTCAGAGCACACGCCCCCGAAAAATACAGAGAAAGGTCAGAGATCCGCCACGAAGTCGGCGATTCGCTTGCCGACGCGATGAGAGCCGCCCGTGAGCGCTTGCGAAGCGGATCTGATTGAGTACGCCAGGACCGCCCTGGTGGAGGACATGGCCCGGCTTCGGCACGACCCCCTGGGGTTCGTAAGGTATTCATTTCCTTGGGGTTCTGGCGTTCTTAAGGGAGAGAAAATCAGGGAGTGGCAAGCCGATGTACTCAGAGAGATTGGGGTGGCCCTCCGGGTAGGTGAAGCCACGGCGACGGAAGCGGTACAGCTTGCGGTTGCTTCTGGGCATGGGATCGGCAAGTCGGCCCTGGTGGCGTGGATCATACTGTGGGCGATGTCGACGTTTGAGGATTGCCGAGGTGTCGTCACCGCCAACACAGAAAACCAGCTAAAAACAAAGACTTGGTCGGAGTTGGCGAAATGGTATCGCATGAGCATGACCCAGAGTTGGTTCAAGTTCACCGCGACGGCGCTATTCTCGGTGGATCCGGCACACGAGAAGACCTGGCGGGTGGATATGGTGCCGTGGTCTGAGTCCAACACCGAAGCGTTCGCTGGACTGCACAACCAGGGCAAGCGGGTCATCGTGATATACGACGAAGGGTCAGCAATCCCCGACCCGATTTGGGAAGTCACGGAGGGTGCGCTGACCGACGAAGACACGGAAATCGTCTGGGCCGTGTTCGGGAATCCCACACGCAACCAGGGACGATTCTTCCGTGCATTCAATGACTTAGCGCATCGGTGGCGGACCCGGCAGATCGACAGCAGAACGGTTCCCGGGACGAATAAACGTCAGATCAACCAGTGGGTCGAAGATCACGGCGAAAACAGCGATTTTGTGCGCGTTCGCGTCCGTGGGCAGTTCCCCTCCGCTGCCGCCCAACAACTCATCCCAATGGATTTGATTGACGGCGCGATGCGTCGGGAACAGCCGTATGCTCGGCCGAGCGTAGCGATCCTCGGGGTCGATGTGGCGCGGGGCGGGGGCGATAGTACCGTGATCCGTATCCGCCTGGGCCGCGATGCCCGGCAGTTCCCACCGATCCGGATGAAAGGGGCTTCGACTACCTCAATCGCGACCGTGGTCATCGAACAGATCGATATGTTGCGCGGGATGGGTCTGCGATGCGTGGTAATGGTAGACGGGACAGGGGGTTACGGCGGAAATGTGGTGGACAAACTCAGGGAATTGGGCTATGAAGTTATAGAAGTCATGTTCAGTGCCAACGCAGATAACCCTCGGAAATACTTCAACAAAAGGACCGAGATGTACTGTCGGCTCAGGGAATGGCTTAAAGTTGGGTATTTGGACCCTGATGATCAGCAACTCAAGACAGAATTGACCGCGATTTCATATATGTTTCACAAAGACAAGCTAGCGCTCGAACCTAAGGAAGTGATCAAGGACACCCTGGGGTTCAGCCCGGACGACGCGGACGCGCTGGCGATCACATTCGCTTATCCTGTCGAAGAGATGCTACCCCAGGACCCACTTCGGTCGAGGGGCCCGATGAACGCAGCCAAAGCACGACGAGAATACAACCCATTTGGAGGTGGTTAAGATGTGCGAACCTACACTGATCTTAGCAGCTGCGGTGGCAGCATCCGCAGCGACTAGCGCTATTTCGGCGAGCAAACAGAATGACATTCAAAAGAAAGCGCTCAAGCAAGCCGAGAGGAAATCCCCGCAGCTCCAGCCGAGCAGGGCCCCGACCGTCGCAGCCCGGGATAGCAAGTTCGGCGCCACTGGGGACAGTGGGTTCGGCTTCGGGTCGGTCGGGAATACATTGCTCACCGGGCCCCAGGGGGCGAGTCCGAACCATTCCCTGCTGGGGAGCACTTCACTCTTAGGGGGATAGATCGTGCCGGACGTTGCTCGCCAGCAGATCAAGCTTCCCGCGTATGAAAAGTACATGCGCCGAAAAAAGGCGCTGTGGGCCGAGCGCGCAAGTTGGGATTCGCATTGGCGGGAGATTTCGGAGGTGCTGCTGCCCAGGGCCGGGCGGTTCGACATCTGGAGGAAAAACAAAGGGGACAAGCGGCACGGGCATATCGTCGATTCGACGGCCACCAAGGCGTTGCGCACTCTGGCGGCGGGCCTGATGGCGGGGATGACGAGCCCCGAAAGGCCGTGGTTCCGGCTCACCACCCCGGACCCGGATCTGGCGGAGTCCCCTCGGGTGAAGGTGTGGCTGGAGGATGTGACCCGCCAGCTCCGATTGGTGTTTGATAGATCAAATACTTATCGGGCGCTTCATACGATATACGAAGAACTCGGGGCGTTCGGCACCGCAGCGACGATCGTCGAGCCGGACTTCGACCATGTAATCCACCATTTTCCCTTGACGATCGGTGAGTATGCGGTCGCAACGGACCGCAGGGGCGTGGTGAATACCCTGGCGAGGGAGTTCATGATTCCCGTGGGCGCCATGGTGACGGAGTTTGGGCTGGAGAATTGCAGCGAAACGGTCCGTTATCTTTGGTACAACCAAAATCTCGACGCCGAAATTCCAATTTGCCATCTCATCTATCCCCGGGCCTATTACGAGCGAGACGCGAGTAAGCGAGACGCTAAGAATATGCCCTACGCAAGTGTCTACTTCGAAAGCGCGCGCGGGGGTGTGCGGGGGTATGTCAGGCCGGATAAGGTATTACGGGAATCTGGCTACCGGACCTTTCCGGCCCTGGTGCCCCGTTGGTCTGCTGTCGGTGGGGACGTGTACGGCAGCGGGCCGGGGATGGATGCGCTGGGGGACATCAAGCAACTTCAGCACGATCAGATCCGGAAGGCCGAAGCAATCGACTATCAGACCAAGCCGCCATTGCAGGTGCCCACGGCGTACAAGGGACAGGAACAAGATTTCCTTCCCGGCGGCGTGTCCTACGTCGATGTCACAGGACCGAGCGGGGGAATACGGTCCGCGTTCGATGTGCGACTGGATCTCAACGCCCTTCTGGCGGACATCCAGGACTGCCGAACGCGGATCAGCAAAGCATTTTACGCTGATCTGTTTTTGATGTTGGCGTCATTGGACCGCAGGCAGATCACCGCCCGGGAGGTGGCGGAACGGCACGAAGAGAAATTGCTCATGCTGGGCCCTGTACTGGAGCGGCTGCACAACGAACTGCTGGCGCCGAAGATCGATATTACATTCGAGCAAGTTTTGCAGGCGGGCCTGGTCCCGGAACCCCCGGTCGATCTGCAAGGGACGGATCTGAAAGTGGAGTTCGTATCCATGCTTGCGCAGGCGCAGAGAGCCGTTGGCCTCGGTGCCGTGGATCGGCTTCTGGGGACCGTTGGGGCCGTGGCGCAGCTCCACCCGCAGGTGCTGGACAAGATAAATTTCGATCAAACGATCGATGCGTACTCCGACATGCTCGGAGTGGATCCGGATCTGATCGTGGCGGACGAAAATGTGGCCATTATCCGACAGCAACGGGCACAACAGGCCATGGCCCAGCAACAGATGGCAGCGGCACCTGTGGTCGCTGATACTGCGAAGAAACTGTCCGAAGCGGATACCGAAGGGAAGAACGCACTGACCGACGCGCTACGCGCGGCCAGAGGGCCCTAATGACGGAGGTGTAATGTGAGTGTACCCACCAGGAGATTTGTAAACGTAGGCATACCGCCGGTGAGTTTTATTCCGGGCGAGAGTGTCGGCAACGAATCGATCGATGATCAGGGGACCTTATACCAGTGGTACGGGCCCACGCGGGGCTGGGTGATATCTGGGGGCAACGGCGCGACGTTGGTGACCGATGCGGCACCGAAGGTCCAGGTTACACCGACCATCGGCAGCGTAACCACGGGCAATATTTTCGTTGATCTTTCGACAACCGCACAGATCGTCGGGATGAAAGCGACGATCAACCCGGGGGACCCGGTTATCGCAGCGAATCGATTGGCGCTTGGGTATCCGGATACAGTTTTCATCTCAGCGGATGAAACCCAGGAAATTCTATCCGAGTCGGCGGTCACGAACGTGACGTTGGCCGTGCTCACAAATATAGCCGTCACCGAGACGGCGTACGACCCGGTGACGAAAACCGCGACCGGGACTATTTACAGCAATACGACTGCGGCATCGTTCAACACGGTGATGGTGCAGTTTGACTTCTCCCTCGGTGATGACGTGAGGAAGGTTGTCATGTCACTGAAAACGATGTCGGACGGGACGACCAGCGGTAACCTTGGGATCATCAATATCGCGGGGTACTCGGCATGAAAAATAGGATTGTAACCGGAATTCGCCCACGATCTCAGATCACACTTTCACAAAATACTCCCCATTTTCGTGTAAAGATGCACGAATTAGCAGGATCGACTACAGTTTCTTACACCGGGCGGGATAGCAATGGGACTGAACTTTCCGGGGGTATTAACGTAGCAGGTACAACGACGTCGATTTTTTCCAATTTTGGCGAATTTACTTCAGCAGGAGACAATGGGACGTTGTTGCCTTCTGGGCTTCATTCGTTGTTCCAAGACCTGTTCCGTACAGATACCTTGGTAGGTACCGTTCTTGTGCTTTTTAACTGTTCTCGTGGAACGACAACAAGTGACGGAGCCTTCTTTTCACTTGGGTATCTGTTTTCACCGAATGGAATTGGAATTAAGTACTTAACGGGTCCTGGTTATGTGCAATTGGTATACAGTGATGGAGCGAATGGTATCAATGTATTCCCCACAACAAGCTTGGATACGTCAAATACAGACCTTCCTGTTGCGTTCTTGATCCATTCTGATGGGCAGACGATTACTGTATCGGCTGCTGTTTCTGGTGTAGTAGAGAAGACCAAGACCACTACAACTACTATAGATGGGTCGGAAAGTGGAAGTGCGTTGTTCGGTGCTTCAAATGCAGCAGGAACGCTCTCGAATAATATGTTGAATTCTGGTGTGCGGATGCGTGATTTGTTGATTCTGCGAAGTAAGGATGATCTTCGTCCAGATTTTGCAAAACTGGCAACCGCGTATAAGAATTCAAATGGTGACCTGCCATGGGAATTTAACGGGCTCTGATTATGGACGTATACCACGGAATGCCTTATGGCAATATTGTCCCAGTGCTTATTCGTTCTACGGCAGTCGGAACCGTGTCGGTGACTGTGAACTGCAATACCTTTTCTGCGACTGCCGATCCATCAGTGGATGACGGCCTGGTTCTTGTGAATGTCACGGGCCTTGCCCCAGATCGCGAGTATACGGCGGCCATAACGACGCCTAATGATAGCGATACAATTACATTACGGACACTGCCGGAACAGGGGGAAGTACGTTTTGGGTTTTATTCATGTGACACAAATAATACAAACAGCAAAGGCACGATGTGGCAGTTGTTGAAAAGAGACGTGCATTGTTTAGTGAATATCGGGGATGAAGGGTATTTTGAGGCGGCAAATACAGCGTTTGGTTTGTCAACAGTGGACTGTACTGCTGATTACGCCACCGCTGCTGACATGAGAAATTGGTACGACAGATATATCCAAGCGCGTCGACTTCCAGAATTGGCAGCACTTATCCGTTCTCGCGGATATGCTCATATGGTGGATGACCATGAATACGCCATAAATAATTTGATGTGGAAATTATCCGATTTTCAGATATCAGCGCCTTGGGCTGTTTCAACCGCAGACATGCAGATGGTTGTCGATAATGCGAATTTGGCACATATTACTTACAGTCAAATAAATCCGCCAAACAACGATTCAGGAATAGATACAGGAGCGTTTTATACGAGGTTCACGGTTGGGCCGCACATGGAAGTGTTTATGATAACCAGCGTTTGTGCAGGAAATGATCCAAGCGACCCAACTCGCTTAGTGAGGCCCCCTACTGGCAATATGCTGACAGCAAAGGAAGAAACATGGTTGTTGAACGCGCTGGCGACTAGCGATAGGACGTTTAAATGTATCGCTTCACCAAAGATGACGTTTGAGGCGGAATTTGGACAGGACAGCTTTAATAGTAGTGGGTGGGTTGTTCAACGTGATCGAATATTGCAGGCAATACATGATAATTCCCCAAATTGGAATGTGCCTGGCGGATGTTTTTGGGTAAGTGGCGATTTTCACACTCCGTCTGTACATGCTTCGTATGCCGGGGTTAATGGAGCAACATTTGACCATGTAAACGTATGCGCTTGTCCTTCCGGAGAGGATTTTAACGGGGTGAGAAATTCTGGAAATTTTGGTGCCTATACTCGTAAATGTTTCAATGATGGGACTGGTATAGGAGGCGTATCGAACGGCTTTGGAAAAGATTTACGTAATGTTGGCATAGTCACTGTTCCCGGGAGCGGTGAATACGTTGAAATAGAAATTGTTTTGGCAAACGGGCGCACATGGTGGAATGGTCGCGTATACGCAGGAGAAAACAAATTGTCGTATAGGGCAAACAGAATCGCAGTATGATTAACCGATCATGCTAGAAACACCACCACCAAAGCTGGGGGGAATCGGCTATGCTTAACTATGATCCCTTTGATATAGCGGGTCAGCAGAAACGGCGGGAAGACCGGGGAAACCGATCCGCCCTTCAACGGAAGACCGACGAAGAAGATATCCGCTGGTTAATGGGACAGAAACAAGGCAGACGAATCGTTGCTCGTTTGCTTTCGATGACCGGAGTTTACCGGACCAGTTTTACCGGAAACTCCGAGACGTTCTTTCGGGAAGGAATGAGGAATATCGGTTTGATTTTATTATCGGATATTCATAATCTCTGCCCCGAGGAGTTTGTATCAATGCTCAAGGAGCAAAAAGATGCCTGATCAAGCGACAGAGACAACCGGACAAAGTAACACCGAACCGAGTGGTCAGCAGATGTCGCCTCCCGGCGGTACCGGGGAAACGACGGAGCAGGACCCCCAGGAACTAGATACCGGTCAGACTGGTGATGGCCAGTCCGACACCGGGCAGCAGGATGCGTCGTCGGAGGGGGACCAGCAGAAGACCGGCGAGGTTGAGATCCAGGATTTCAAGATGCCCGAGGGCATCGAGGTGGATACTGAACTTGCCGGGGAACTGAAGACCTTTGCGAAGGAAAACGGACTCACCCAAGAGCAAGCGCAGCAGATCGCCGACTTGGGTGTGAAGATGCAGCAAAAACAGTTGACCACTATCGCGGAGACCGTGAAATCGTGGGCTGAAACAGCAAAGACAGACAAAGAGTATGGTGGTGAAGCGTTCGATGCCAATCTCGCTCAGGCGAATAAAGCGTTGGCGCAATTTGCTACCCCGGAGTTTTTGCAGTTTTTGCAAGAATCTGGCCTTGGAAATCATCCAGAGATGATCCGAACCTGGTACCGCGTCAGCAAAACCGTATCCGAAGATCGGCTCGTCACCGGAAGCAGAACGTCTTCGTCCGGTGGAAAGTCGCTCGAAGAACGGTTGTATCCTAATATGATGAACCCCTGATGATAGGAGGCCTTTGAAATGCCAACCCTCGCTACTACTCACCCAACGCTTCTGGATGTCTCCAAGCGTCTCGATCCCGATGGCAAAATCGATGCAATTGCGGAGATTCTCTCCCAGACCAATGAAATCCTGGATGATGCAGTTTGGCTGGAGGGCAATCTGCCTACCGGTCACCGGCATACCATCCGATCCGGGCTCCCGGCTCCGACTTGGCGCAAGCTCTACGGTGGTGTTCAGCCGACCAAAAGCCGGACGGTACAGGTCACTGACAGCGTGGGCATGTTGGAAGACTACGCGGAAGTGGACAAGGCCCTAGCCGACTTGAACGGTAACACCGCAGCGTTTCGGCTATCGGAAGACCGTGCCCACATCGAGGGCATGAACCAGGAAGCAGCAGGATCCCTGATCTATGCCTCCGAGGCTACCGCCCCAGAAGAGATCACCGGGCTTGCTCCCAGGTTCAATTCTCTCGCCGCCGATAACGCCGAGAACATTATCCTATCTGGTACCACCCCGAACCATTCTCTGTGGTTAGTGGTGTGGGATCCAAATACGGTGTTCTGTATGTACCCGAAAGGCTCGACTGCTGGTCTACAGATGAACGACAAGGGCCAGGTCACGATCGAAAATGTGGATGGCGCTGGCGGCAGGATGGAGGCTTACCGGACTCATTACCGTTGGGATCTTGGGATGTGTGTCCGAGACTGGCGGTACATCGTCCGGTGCCAGGTCGACTGGAGCGAATTGGTCAAAGACGCGTCAACCGGCCCGGATCTGATCGACCTCATGGTCCAAATGATCGAGCGTCTGCCCAGTGGGGCCACATCGATGGGTCGGCCCGCGTTCTATGTAGGCCGCAGTGTGCGCGCTTTCCTCCGGCGTCAGATGGTGGCCAAGGTGGCTTCCTCCACGTTGACGATGGAAGAAGTCGCCGGAAAGAAGGTGATCACATTCGATGGTATTCCGGTCCGACGTGTGGATGCGATCCATTATCAAGAGTCCACGATCGTCTAACCCAGGTAGTTTACGGAGAAGTGAAATGATTCTTGACGAACGTAATGAATTTGCGGATGCAGTATCGGTCGCCGGTGCTGCGGGGTCGGCGGTCCTGGGTGACGTGATCGACACCGGGGGCGACGGCCTGGAAGGTAACTCGGAGGAAGTGTACCTTGTCATCCAGACTGATACCGAGGTGGTCACCGGCGGGGCTGCTGGTACTATTCAGTTTGATTTGGTATCGGATTCCCTGGCCACCTTGGGCGGGGGTGTAGTTGGTAATTGCACCCTGCACTTCAGCACCGGGGCGATCACCACCGGGGCTGCGGGGAGTAATGACCCTCGTCTGAACGCGGGGGAGAATATCGCGGTCGTGGAGTTGCCCAGGGGGACCTATGAGCGATACCTGGGCGTCATTTACACGATTGGCACCACGGCGACTACCGCAGGCGCGGTCAACGCTTTCTTGACCAACAATCCTCCGTCGTGGAAGGCAACGCCTGAAAACATCCCGACTCCGGTGTAAGAGGTAACCCATGAGAGTGCGAGCCCTGAAAGAATGTTTCCACCACGGTCGCCGCCGTAAGGGCGAGGTGTTCGAATACGAACCGCCTGAAGGGGGGAAATTCCCGGATTGGCTGGAGGAAGTTCCCGACACCACGCCGGAGGGGCGGCCTGGGCCCGTACCCGAGCCTCCGGAGCCGCAGGTAGCGTTGAGCGAAATGACCAGGCAATTGTCGTCCAGCGATCCTACGGGATCGTCCGAGGACGCAGACCCGGGCATCGAGCACGAGTTTCTCCGGTAACGGGGGCAATCGGACGGGGGCGGAAGCCCCCGATCCTTTGATCTTAGGGGGGCATAGATGGCGTCCGAGGTAAGTATCTGTAACCTGGCGCTCGCAAATATCGGGGACGCCGGGGTCGTCACGTCGATCTCTCCGCCCGATGGCTCTGCACAGGCCGCCAGGTGTGAGGTTTATTTTCCCCATGCGCTCCGTGTCGTGACAGAAGCGCGGGATTGGGCCTTTGCAACCCGGCGCATCGCGCTCGCGGACCTGAACAATCCTACTGGGACCTGGTTGTTCAGGTATGCGTGGCCCAATAACTGTGCCCGGGTGTTGAAGATCCTACCGCCAGGATCCACCAACGCGAGCGAACCTACGGAGGATTTCATCGTTGAAGTGGATTCATCCGTAGGGGACCGGACCATCTTGACCAATACGCCCACGGCCACTGCGGTGTACGTGGAGTATGTCACTGATCCAACACGGTTTTCGGAATCTTTCGTAACCTGTTTGGTGTCATTGTTATCGTCCTTTTTAGCGGGGCCGCTAATTAAGGGCGTCGCAGGGATCAAGGTAGGGGAGTTTTGGTATAAGCGGTATTTAATGGATCTTACCGTCGCTGGCGCGGTCGATGGATCTCAACATAAGCCCCAGGACGGGTACACTCCGGCCTCGGTGCTCGCTCGCAGATGACCGTCGTTCGTACATTAACTCGGTCATTCGCTGGAGGTGAGATCACCCCGGAGCTATTCGGCAGGATAGATCTCGACAAGTTCCAGACCGGTCTGAAGCGATGCGAGAATATGATCGTTCTCCCTCATGGGCCGGTAACGAAACGGCCGGGGTTCGAGTACATTCTCCAGACGAAATACGGGCCTTTGGACCCAGACAATGCGGTCCGTTTGATCCCGTTCCAGTTCAATGTGGCGCAGTCATACGTCCTGGAGTTCGGGCACTATTACGTGCGGGTGCACACCCAGGGCGCCACGATCCTCAATCCCGCCCAAACCCTGGTGTCGATCAGTAATACCAACCCCGCAGTGGTGACCTACACGGGCGTCGACCCGGCAAATGGGGATTGGGTATATATCACCGGTGTCACAGGGATGACGGAGATGAACGGTCGGTTCGTAAAAGTAGCCAATGTGAATACGACGGCCAAGACCTTCGTCGCGGAGGACCTCCAAACCGGGGCCATCGATGCCACGACCTGGCTTCCCGGCACGGGGGGTACCATGGCCTCCGTGTATGAACTCTCCAGCCCTTACGCCGCAAGTGATCTGGCGTTGGTCAAGTACGAACAAAACGCGGATGTTCTGTCGCTGGCGCACCCGAACTATGCGCTACGTACACTCAGTAGGACCAGCGGGACCACGTTCGCGTTTGGTATGCCGACCACCGACCCCTCGATCTCTCCCCCGACAGCACCCAGCGTCTCGGCTACGGGGAGCGGGGGGAGCCCATCGCAGCATACGTACTACGTCACCTCGGTGACTGCGGACGGGGAGGAATCCCTGGCGTTACTTTGCGGATCCGCGAACCTGGATCTCGCTATCGCGGGGAATCGCATCACGGTGAGTTGGACTGCGGCAACAGGCGCCGCGTATTGTAACGTATACAAGAAGACGGGCGGGGCCACCGGGTACATAGGGCGAGCGGCCCCCGGGGGACCGTTTGTCGATGACAATATTGATCCCGACTACACAAAGATCTATCCAGTATCCGACCCCACGTTATCCACCGCAGGGTATTACCCCGGGGTGGTCAGCTACTACGAGCAACGGAAAATGGTAGGTGGATCCCTGAATCTGCCGAACGCCTTTTTCGCTTCCGTGCTCGGCACTGAGTACAATTTCACCAAGCGAGACGTGCCCCAGGACGATGATCGCATCAAGGTTCGCCTGGTGGCCCGCCAGGTAAACGAGATCCGGCATTTTGTCCCGGTAGCGGATCTGATTCTCCTGACCTCTGGCGGGGAATGGGCGGTGACCTCCGCCTCCGGCAGCGGGATCACCCCGACCACCATACAGGTGAAGCCTCAGTCGTACCATGGGTGTTCTCATGTGCGTCCCGTGGTGACAGGGAATTCTGTCCTCTACGTACAGGCCAGTGGGCGAAGATTGATGACGATCGCTTACTCATACAATGTGAGAGCCTATACATCCACCGATGTGTCGCGCATGGCGCCCCACCTGTTGGACGGATGGGAGATCATGGATCTTGCGTACACTGTGTCCCCGGACCAGATTATCTGGGTTGTTCGTAATGACGGAAAACTGTTGGGCTTAACTTTTGTTCCGGAGCAAAAAGTTCTTGCGTGGCACCAGCATTCCACGGCTGGGGGGATCGAGACTATCGCCGTTACGCAAGAGGGTGCCGAGTATGTGCTCTACGCAACGGTGTCCCGGACAATAGGAGGGCGGCAGGTCCGTTGCCTGGAGCGGATGCGCTCCCGGTTGTTTGTCGAAGGGAAAGACTGGTACGGCGTCGATTGTGGGAAGACCTACTCCGGCGCCCCGGCCACGACGATTTCTGGGTTATGGCATCTGGAAGGTCAGGAAGTAGCTATTCTTGCGGATGGGGCGACCGTGGGGAACCAAATAGTTACCAATGGGCAGATCAGCTTGGGGGTGCCTGCGTCCGTGGTGCACATCGGGCTGTCGTATAACGCGGCCGTGGAGACCCTTCCCCTTTCCCATGAGAAGCTGGACGCGGGTGGGGTCGGCCAGGTAAAGAATGTCTCAAGGATCCATTTACGGGTCAATCGGTCCAGTGGTCTACTCGCCGGAGCCGATTCGGCGCACACACGAGTCTACCCACAGCGCACGACAGAGCCCTACGGGACCCCACCCAAGCTTATCTCGGGGGAGATCGAGATCCCGGTGGAGGGTACCTGGGACCCGGAAGGGGGCATGTTTATCTCGAACACAAGTACCCTGCCCCTGACGCTTACGGCCCTTTCCGCAGAGGTGGAAATCGGTGGCTAGTCTCAAGATCAGGGAAGCCCGTGCCTCCGACGCGGATAAACTTGCCCCGAGTCTCAGAGAAGTAGATCGAGAAGAACTCGAAGCAGCCGAAGGTCGCGGGTGTGATATAGGGCATATACTCCGTACCGCTGTGAGAATTTCCGACATGTGTTGGGCGGCGGAAGAAGAAGATGGCGAGGTGATCGCGCTGTTTGGTGTTGCAGGGGCCAGCCTGCTGGGGGAACACGGCCCGGTGGGAAGTCCATGGTTGCTGGGTTCTGATAAGCTCGACAGACATGCGAAAACCTTGGTAAGGGCGGGGAAGAAATATGTTGGTTTGATCCACGAAAAGTATCCATACCTGGCGAACTATGTGGACAAGAGAAATACGATATCGAAACGCTGGCTACGCAGACTTGGTTTCACCATACACCCACCGATACCCAGGGGGCCCATGGGGATGATGTTTCATCGGTTCGATAAATTGCAGGCGCAGGATGTGTAATCCAGCAGCGGCTTCATTGGCAACGACTGCCGCAGGGTCGGCGGCCAGCGCCTATGGTTCCTATCAGGCCGCAAAGGCAAAGGCAGAGGCGGCTAAATTCAACGCCAAGGTAGGCGAACGGCAAGCGCAGGATGCCTTGGTGCGTGGGAATATACGGGCCGCGCGGATAGAGGCCAAAGGAACCCGGGTCAAGGCGTCCCAGAAAGCGGCATTGGCCGCGAACGGGGTGGACGTCGGGTTCGGCACCGCGCTCGATATTCTGACGGGTACTGACATCCAGGTCGAGACGGATGCCGCGCTCGCCCGGTATAACGCGGAGCGGGAGGCGTATGGATATCGTACCCAAGCCGCATTGGATCGATTCAGGGCCGGTAGCCAGCACCCGCTGCTGGCGGGGACGACCACTTTACTCAACGGTGTACCGAAAGTGGCAAGAAGTTACTATCAGTATCAACAAACGAGGAAGTAAGTCTTAGAGGGGAATCTCGCTAAGGATCAACAGAACAATGCCAACCGTACCCGAATATTCCCGACAAGTTAACTCGATAACGGCGCTCAGGCCAGCGAGGGCTAATCCTTCGGATCTTGCGGCTCCAGGGCAGCAGATAGCCCGCCTCGGTGAGTCACTGGCGAAGGCGGGCGTATCCCTCGGTGATGTCTTGCAGAAAAAGCAAGAGCAAGAGAATGTCGATGCGGTAATGCAGGCGGAATCCAAGCTCAAGACGTGGGAATCCGAATACCATTACTCGATAAGAGAACGGCGGGGCAGGAATGCCGAAGGGATCACGAAGGAAACGGTCAAGGCGTGGGATAAACAGGCCCAGGAGATCGGGGGATCTCTCCAAAACGAGGCCCAGCGGCGGGCGTTCAACCGGATCTTGTTGGAACGGCGGGCCGCGTCACTCGATTTCGTGTCCCGTCACCAGGCGGCGGAACTCCGCGAAGCTCGCATCCAGGGTGCTGAGGCTGATATCGAAGCAACTATTCAGGCGGGGATCGCCAACCCGGGCGCCGCAGGCTTGAATGAGCAGACGATCTCCCGAGTCTATCATGCCCTGGGAAAGACCGAGGGGTTGGACCCGGACTATGTAACGAACAAGATCCGGGCCGCTACCACTGCGATGCACAAGGGGGCGATCGGCGCCATGGTCGAAACCGATCCTTTGGCGGCGAAGGCCTATTACGCCGCGCACAAGGACGCCATAACCCCGGTAGAGAGAAAGTCGATCGAGGATGCCCTCCGTCGCGGAGGACTGAAAGAATTCAGCCAGAGGAAATCCGACGAATTGGTGAGCAAATACGGGGAGAACTTCGGGGCCGCGCTCGCCGACGCCCGTGCGCATATCAAGGACCCTGAACGCCGGGATGCCACGGTGGCCCGGATCAAGGCCCGGTACGCGGAATTTACGACACTCAAGAGGGACCGGGAGAAAGGCGCCTATGAAAAGGCATTGGGGCTCGCCATCCGTGGTGAGATCGGCTCTATCGACGATATCCCGCAAGAGGTGATGACCGACCTCAACCCTACGGATCTTATGAGGATCAAATCGTATCTCGACAAGAAAGCGGAAGCTGCGATCAAGCCACCATCGGTTGACGACCCGAAGGTACTTTACGAAGCGCAGGACCTGATCGAACAAGGGGAGATCTACGACGAAAAGCAACTCCGACAGTATGATCCCTTCCTGACCAATCAGGGGAGACGGATGCTGCGAACGATGCTGGCCAAACAGAATGACATTTCCGCAGCTGCGGTCAGGCAGGAATTCGAAACGAGGATCGGGAAGACTCGGGCCAAGTTCTTGGCGTCCGAAGAGGATCGTAAATTGTGGGAAGCGTTCCAGACGTATATCTACGACAGAATCAAGGGGCCCGCACGCCCACAAGACCTACAAACCCTTGCCGATGATTTTTTCCTGAAGGTGTATCGCCCCGGATCCGGCATCGCGGGATTCTTTCGGGACACCACGACATTGGGCGAAGCTCAGGTGTCGGGCAAGGGGCAAGAGTTCGTGGCGGAGATCCCCGAGACCGACAAAGGGCGGCTCGACCAGTCGCTCACAACGCTGAAGGGGGTTGGGGTTCAGGTGCCCGAAACCAAGACCGAAAAGGGTGCGTATTACGTACAGACCTATCTCCCCGCCGTGCGGCACCTACAGCGCATGAAGGTCGCCGTCACCGGGGATACGGTCGCGGCGTATCTAATCATGAAGGCGAACAAGATCAAGATCACTCCAGAAACCATAGGCACTGTAGTGGAGCGTATGCACCGTGCCCAATGAGATAGACCTCTCCGGACTTCCCCTGGTGGGCCAGGACACCACCCTCGGGGACACGTTGACCACGGAGCCGCGGAAGTCGACCAAGGCGCTACTCGAAGGTCTCCCCCGGGAAACGCCGGAAGTGTTGAGCCAGCAGTATCGCACGCTCAAGTCATCCCCGGCGGAAGACGCCAAGGTGGCGAACCTAAGCGAGCGGACGGGGATTCCGGATACCGTGGTGGAAAACCGGATCCGGGACGTCGAGCGTCTCGCAAACGAACCCGACTGGAAGTCGTTCGAAAGGACCGCGCCCAAAAGCGCGGAGCTCATGGCCAAGGATCCCGTTCTGTTCCGCCTGGCCCGGGGGTCCACCGACGAGATGTCCCGTCTTGAGCAATTGGCAAGCGAGTTCAAGGCGGGGTATTTCCAGTCGAAGGCAAGCGGCCGAGTCGCGAGCGTTGTCCAGGCCAATGAACTGGGGTATCTCGACAACGCCCCCCGCCCCCTGACCAAACCCCTCGAACTTCTCCCGATCAAGGATAATCGTCCCCGGCCCCGCCCTACGCTCGACCAGCTCGTCAAGACGTATGGGGCCCCAATTGCGGATTCGGTCCTCAGCGCGATACGCGACGGGGGCAATAGGATCTCCACCCGGTTTGCAGGGTTTGCCGACCCCAATTACCCAGAGGTGGCGGCGTACAACCGCCTTATTGCGGAGCAAAAGATCCGGGAAGCGGGTAAGTTCCAGGCGTTGGCGAACCTTCAGTTTCAGTCCCCGGAAGTAAAGAGATTCCTCGAATCGAAGAGTCTCGGGGGAGCGCTATCCACCCTGGCGGAATCCCCAGCGACGATCACCACGGATATCATCGCGCAAAGCGGATACCCTGTGTTGCAGTCTATCGCGGGTGCGACGGTAGGGGGGCTTCTCGGTCCGGTCGGTAGGGTCCTGGGGAGTTTCGCGACAAGTTATGACGTGAACTACAACTCCAGGCTCACCGAGGCGCTGACCGAGGAAGGCGTGAACGTTTCGGATCCCGCAGCGGTCATGTCGGCGCTGAACAATCCGGAACTGATCGCCCGGGTGTCGTCGCGGGCCGCCAATTATGCGGGCCCCATTGCTGCGTTCGACTCTTTGGCCACAATCACTGCGGGCGTCAGGTTGTCACCGAGTGTTCTCCGTAACTCCATTGGGCAAACTGCGTCCCAGGCTCTGTTTGGAGGACTCGGTGAGGCCTCGGGGCAGATATCTGAACAAGGGAAAGTTACCAGCTGGCCCGATGTCATCGCCGAGGGGGTGGCAGAGCTGCCTGGTGGGATCATCGAGCCCGCAGCCTATCATATCGTGGATCTTTTTCGGAACGGGGAACGGGCCGCCAACGCTCAAGTCTTCAAGGATCAGATCGATAAATTCGTGGGCCTGGCCAAGACGGGTAAGCTCAGAAACGATTCCCCGAAAAAGTTCGAGGAAGTCATCGACCGTCTTCTCCAGGATAACCCTGACGCGGATGTCTACGTCAACGCGAACGAATTCACCAAGTTCTTTCAGTCGAAGGGTGTCAACCCGATGGAGATCGCCGGGCAGCTCAGTGGGGTGGCGGCCCAGCTCCCGGAAGCGGCAGCCCGGAATGGGAATCTCAAGATCAAGGCAAGCGAACTCATCACCCGGCTGGGGCCGACCGAGTATTACTCCGGACTGAGTGAGATCCTACGCGCCCAGCCGAACGCGATGTCTGCCAAGGACGCAGCGGAGTGGCAGGCAGCCAAGCAGGAAGAATTGCAGACCCTGGTGGCGAAGCTGGATAAGGAACGGGCGAATGACACGGAGTGGAACGAATCGGCCCGCAGGGTCGAAGATTTTGTCCGAGAGCAAATTGTGGCCACGGGCAGATTCTCCCGTGAGGTCGCGGCGAAGGATGCCGCCCTTCACGGGAAGATGGCCAAAGTCCTTGCGTCACGACTCGGAATCAAACCCCACGAAGTATATGAAAAATTTGGTCTGCGCGTAGCAGGGAGTCCCATCGCCCCCGGGGGCCTGCAATACGATCAGAATACCGGGGATCTGGTCGCCGAGAGCCCAGAGTTCCGTAGGAAATTTCAGGGATCCGTCGTGGTGAACGACAAAGGGGACCCCTTGTTGGTGCGGGGTGAGGGGGGTGTCTACACCCCGGGGGCGAGCCTTGGCGATCCTGGGGCCGCGTATCTCATGATCAAGGACCCGGCGGTCCTCGATGTAGAAACGCCCATCGAGGGAGGGGTCCCCCTTCGCTCCATTCCCCCGGCAATCACGGCCAACATCGACCCGAACGTCATCCAGGATGGGCGGGCCCCCTTGGGGGAAGTCCTCCGCGCTGCGGTGGACTCGGGGCATGACGGCCTGGTGATCCGGCAAGGCCCGGAGACGCGGTTCGTCCCGGCCCAGGGAGATCAGATCGCGCCTGCGATGAACCCTGGAGGAAGTCGTCTGTTTCAAGCGTTGAGCACTCGAGTGCCTACTGCGGTCGCGGCGAAAGAAGATCCGTTTTCGGATTTGCTCAAGGCGGACTATGACCTGATCCTTACGGATGAGAAGACGCTCGGCAAAACCGCAGAGACACTCCGGCAGTTCAACTTCATGCGTCCGACGAAAACCAGCCTGAAGTCGGATAAGGCTGCGGTAGAACAATACATAGACCACGCAAAGAGAAATCTCCTGTTTCTATACGATCTGGTGCCCAAGGAGGTACGAGAGAGAGCAAGTCTTTGGTACGACGGCGCCCATCGTATCGCCAAGACATGGGCGGACCGGTACGGGATCTCCGAGATGCAAGCCGCTGCGGTAATTGCGGTCCTGTCCCCCCAAAAAGATTGGTTCCAGAATATAAGTTCCACGGAACGAATAGCGGATATCGCGTTCGGAATGCAGGATTTTCGATGGGACCAGGCGATGACCGAGACGGCGCGAAACATCCTTGGTGATAAATCCGACCCCAAGATGGAGTTGGTTGTAGGTAAAACCCTCGGGGAAGTTCTCGACCAGCCGGACCTGGCGGCACGATGGGTCCGTGTGTTCGACCAGACGCACAACGACCGTGGCTATGTCGTGACCACCCCGGAAGGGGGCGTTACGGGAGTCTCGCGTGGGAAATCTGGTGAGCCCAACACCTTGGCGTGGGGTAGCTATCAGGAGATTGGTAAAGCGATCTCCATTCTCACGGATGGGCGGGTGGAAAACATATTCCATCAGCTTGGCTATAACCATAAGGTTCGGAACTTCTATGACAATATCTACGACCCAAACCACCCCGCAGGGTTTGTCACTATTGACACGCATGCAGTAGCCGCGGAATTACTTCGCCCAGTCGGGGGGGATTCGCGGGAAGTAAGGTTGAATTTCGGGACCGGTAAGGGGGCGACTACGTCCTCGGTCACCGGGATCCGTGGCTTGTATCCCATCAATGCCGAGGCATACCGGAGGGCCGCCCAGGAAAGGGGGATATTGCCCCGGCAAATGCAATCGATCGTCTGGGAGGCTGCCAGAGGGCTATTTTCCTCGGCGAAGAAAAAGCACCAGTTGGCGGACGTGGATAAGATCTGGGAAAAGTACCAGAAAGGGCGGATCTCGCTCAAGGAAGCCCAGGAGCAAATAGTTCGCCAGGTAGGCCCTATCTCTCGCCCTGAGTGGGCGTCATTCCCCTTCGACGACCAGCCCCGCCCCACCTATACGGGGATGTCTCGGGATGCCATGACCGAAATGACCGCCCCAGGCTCCGAGGCACCCCCGACCCCTAACATACTGTTCGAAGTGGCACCGGATCCGAATGACAAGGCGCTGACCGCCCGCTGGGACGCGCTGCCATTGTCCGAACGGAGCCGGATAAGTTTGCGGGTAGCAAACGAGATCGTACCTGAAGTGCTCAAGGAATTCTCCATCACCGGAGAGGTCCAGCCTTCCCTGGGAGGGTACAACGGCGCCACGAATCCATCCTTGGCGCTCGTTACCCCCAAGTCCGCACTCACTAGCCAGCTCAGTAAGGCACTTGGGTATATCTTGGCGCAAGACAGTGTGGCGGTTGTCTCTGAGCATCCTTTCGCTGGCAGTGATCGATTGTCCGCAGTGACCATCGAGCTTCCCGAGGGGGCAGGGGAGGCCCAGGTCGAGGCACTGTATGACCAGCTTTGGCAGCTGGTGGACGATAACGGGAACCATTTGGTCGGCGGGTACTCTGTCATGGACGATCAGATGGTGATCTTGAATTTCAGCGGGGTGGACGACGCCCAGTTCGCCCAGATGATTGACACCACACTCCAGGGGGAGTACCGTGTCAATCTCGACCAAGTACATTCAACCCTTATAGAAAAAGAGGAATACGGTTATGGCGGTAATCGATCGCAGAGGCAAGCCTCTACCAGAAAACCATCCGTTGAAACGCGGCACCTGGATATTCTTCGGGAGAGGGCCCTACAGCTCCGGGACGAAGAAATCGCCCGGGCAGAAGCTCGAGCCGGGGGCACCTTCTACCAAGGCGGGCTCAGCCAAAAGGCAACTAACCCTCCAGGAAGCGGTGGACGAAATAAGCAAGGAACTGAGGGAGTCAGTACCCCGCCAATTCGGGAAGACGGACGGGTAGAACTGGTTCACTGGGGTCGGCTCGGAGGCTTAAACGAGCTCGACCCCGAAAAGCACGGCACCGGAATCTCCGGTGCCGAAAGCCGACGCAAAGCAAACAACCCCGGAATCTGGGTCAATCGGACCTATTACGGGATCGCGGTAGGACAGGAAGGCGGGTATCGAAAAGAGCGCACACTGGGCCCCCACCGATACGTTACCAGTATCGACCCTGGGGATCTGTACGACTTCAGGAAGGACCCGGACGGTCTGTATGACGGGGACCCGACCCGATACGAAAGGGCGATCCACGACGCCGGGTACTCGGGGTATTGGGTAAAAGATGTCCGACTCGGTATGGTGGCGGCGGTATTCAAGCCGTTACCAATCGAGTCCTACGTCAACGAGCGGCCGGTCAGATACGGGCAAGACCCGATCGAGGCGCCGCTAACCATTCCAGACGAAGACCCTATCCTTCGGGAAACACTAGATCTCCCGGGCAGAGAAGACTTGCGGGCTCGGATACTCAATGATGTCCTGAAAGATGCCCGTCCAGTCGAGGGTCGAAAGCCTATCGCCTGGGTCATGGGCGGCGGTGGTGCTGCGGGTAAGGGAACCCTACTGGCGGCGATGAAAGCAAGCGGGGCCATCCCCTCCGAGGGAGTGGTCCATATCGATCCGGATGAAATCAAGCAAAAAATCCCGGAATATCAAGAGATTATAGCCCGTGGGGATTCACGTGCCGCCTCCGTGGTGCATGAAGAATCCAGCCTTTTGCGGAAAATGGCGGAACAAGCGACCATCGACCTCGGGGCCGACATGGTGTTGGACATCACCATGGGGAACCCCGACAAAGGCAAGGCATTGATCCGCCAGCTTAAGGACGCTGGGTATGAGGTCCACCTGGTGGGGGCGACCGTTCCTGTAGATGTCGCAATCACAAGAGCCTCATTGCGCGGAAAGCGGACGGGACGGTACGTGAACCTGGACGCCCTGGTGCAGGCGCACCAAGGGTTCTCTGCTGGGTTCGAGGACTACGCGAAACTGGCGGACTCCGCGATTCTGTATGACAACACCGGGGAAAAACCGGCCCTGGTATTCGACAAGGGCGACGTTGTAAACCCAGTGTTGTATAATGAATTCCGTAAGAGATCGAATGGGGAGAACCCAAATGCGACCAGAAGATTACGACCTGGTGAACAAGGTAGTAGCCCGGATCAAAAAAGAGGGCCTGAAGCCAAACCGAACGCCAGCGCCGCCGATTCAACCGGAAATCTCCCGGGAACTGTTCCAGCGAGTGCTGAAGGAACAACAGGCGGAGGAGGAAGCCAACCGGTTACCCCACCCGGTAATCTTTCCGCTGGACGATTAACCCAACAGGCGCGGGGGTCCATCGAATTCCCCGCCGACATCACCCAGGCCCCGAGTGTAATAAACCTACTCGAAGGGGCTGACCTCTCCACCTTCCTTCACGAGACCGGGCACTTTTTCTTCGAAGTGTACCGGGCTATCGCATCCCAGCCCGACGCCCCGGAAGTCATCGTCTCCGATATGCAGGCCCTGCTGGAGTTCATCGGGGTCAAGGATCTGGACACCTGGAACAAAATGTCCCCCGAGCAGAGGCGCAAAGGCCACGAAAAAGTGGCCCGGGCGTTCGAAGCGTACCTATTCGAGGGCAAAGCCCCGAGTCCAGATCTCCAGGATCTGTTTCGCACGTTCCGCCAGTGGTTGATAGAAGTCTATAAGTCCTTGATAAATCTGAACGTGAAACTGACTTCTGAAGTCAGGGGCGTGTTCTCTCGGATGCTGGCCACCGAGGAGGAGATCCGCGCGGTAGAAGCGCTTCGGCAGTATGAGCCTCTATTCGAATCCCTGGAGCAATCCGGCATGTCCCCGGGGGATTGGGCGGAGTATCAAAAAAGTCTCAGAGAAGCCACGGATGCTGCGAATGAGGAGCTGCAGACCCGCAGTCTCCGGGACATGAAATGGTTGTCCCGGGCCAAGTCCCGGGAGATCAAGCGGCTCCAGAAAGACGCGGCCGCCAAGCGAAAAGCCGTCCGGGCCGAAGCGGAGGCAGAAGTCTACGCGACACCGTTGTACGCCGCTCGTAGGTTCCTCACCCATGGTGACGTCGACCTCCCTACTCCGAATCAAAAATCCCGCAGGCTGGCGGAAGAAATCTCGCTGGGTCCGCATAAACTATCGAAGACGGCCCTGGTGGAGATGTATGGTAACGGCCCAGCGGCCCCCTGGCGGTATCTGTCGACCGGCAAGTATGGTCTGATGGCCAAGGAAGGTCTCCACCCGAATGAATTGGCCGATCTGTTCGGGTTCGATTCCGGGGATGCCTTGGTCCGCCACCTACTGGAAGCCCCGAGCCCCGAGACCGTCATCGAAGAGCTCACCGACAAGATGATGCTCGAACGGTATGGTGACATTACCAGTCCCGAGGTGCTCGACCAGATGGCAGACGAGGCGATCCACAATGAAGCCCGGATCCGGGCCTTGAGGACCGAGCTGCGGGCGCTCGACCGGATCGTGAACGCCCGAGGGGACACTGGGCTCACCGACGCACGCGGCCGAAAGATTACATTCAACATCTTCGACAAAGCCGCCCGGGAATTCGTCGCGCGAGCTATCGGGAGAAAGAAGGTCAGGGATGCCGGTCTGACCGGAGAGTATTCGGTAGCCGAGACCCGGGCTGGCAAGGCAGTGTTCGATGCTTTGAAGAAAGGAGACCTGGTGGCTGCTGCGGATAACAAACGGGCCCAGGTGTTGAATGCGTATTTCTTCAGAGCCGCGACCAAAGCAAAGTCCGAGATCGACCGGACCTTGAGGTATCTCAAGAAATTCGATAACCCCGGTACACGAAAGAATCTCAGTGCGGATTACCTCGATCAGATCGATCAATTGCTCGAACGGGTCGACTTGCGCAAGGCGACCCGTAAGGATGTCGAACGGCGCAAAAGTCTGGCGGAATGGATAGCGGCTCAAGAGGAAATGGGATTCACCCCCGCGATTCCCCCGGAACTCGTCGAGGAGACGAAAAAGACTCACTACACCGATCTGACGCTTGAGGAATTCCGGGGGTTACGTGATGCGGTAAAGAGCATCGAACACCTTGGCAGGCTGAAAAAGAAACTTCTCACCGCAGCGGACAAGCGGGAATTCGATGCCGCGATCGACTCGGCCGTGGCCAGTATAGCGGAGAACGCCAAGAAGGTACGTCCACAGGAGATCGAGACCGACACACCGAAGGGGCGTCTGCGTCGTGGCGTTGAGCAATTCATCGCTATGCACCGCAAGTTGTCGGAGATACTTCGCCAGATGGACGGCGAGAAAGACGGCGGGGAAATGTGGTCTTTGCTCATGCTCCCCTTGAACAAAGCCATGGACCACGAAGCGGTGATGCGAGAAGAGGCCACGATCAAGGTGAACAAACTATTCACGGATCTGAAAAAACGCGGCCGCCTGTACCAAAAGGAATACATCCCCGAGATCAACGCCAGCCTGTCCAAGATGGGAAGGATCATGGTGGCGCTGAACCTCGGCAATGACACCAACCGGGCCAGGCTGACCCAAGGATATGGATGGTCTCCCAAACAGATCGAAGCGATCACCCGCCCGCTCACCAAGGAGGATTGGGACTTCGTCCAGGGGATATGGGACCTACTCGAATCCTACTGGCCTGAGATCGTGGCAAAAGAGAAACGAGTCAGTGGTGTCGCCCCGGAGAAGGTGCAAGCCACCCCTGTAGTGACCCCGTATGGTGAATACCGGGGAGGGTATTTTCCGATCAAATACGACATCAACCAGTCCCCCAAAGCCCACCAGGACGCTACCGCAGAAGCGGCGAAACAGGCCATGCGGGGCGCCTACGCCAGAGCCACCACCAGGCGAGGGCACCTCAAGAGCCGGGTAGACGAGGTACACCGTCCGATTAAGCTATCCTTTTCTGTGATCTTCGAGCATCTTGGTCAGGTGATCCATGATCTCGCGTTGCATGAGTATCTGATCGATCAGGCCCGTATTCTGAACGATTCGAGGATGAAAGATGCAATCGTTACCCATTATGGGCCCGAGATCTACCGGCAGATCACCGACACGATGACCGCCGTGGCGGCGGGTGACGTACCGGTCACCCAGGTCCACGAGCGCGTGGCAAACTGGTTGCGGGCAGGATCTAGTATTGCAGCGATGGGATGGAAGCTCAGCACCGCTATGCTGCAACCTGTCGGCATTACTCAGTCGATCCAGCGGATCGGGGCGAAGTGGGTATTCCGTGGGGTCAAGCATGCGCTGACCGATGCCGCCCACCTGGAGAATACCTACGCCTGGATCTCGGGGAAGTCGGACATGATGAGGCTGCGAGGGAAAACCATGCAGCGCGAGATCAACGAGATCCGGAACAAGATCGAGAAGGAGGGCTGGTTCCAGGATCAATTGGACCGAGCCGCGCGGGCCCTTGGCGCGGAACACGCACCCGACATCAAGGAAAGCTATTTCTGGCTTCTCGTCAAGATGCAGCTGGTCACCGTGGACATCCCCACCTGGCTGGGCGCGTATGAAAAAGCCATGTCTGCCGGAGAAAGCGATGCCCGTGCGGTCGCCATAGCGGACCAGGCGGTACTCGACGCCCAAGGTGGTGGGCAGATCAAGGATTTGGCGGCCGTTCAGCGGGGGAGCCCTTGGTGGAAACTATGGACCAATTTTTACAGTTTCTTCAACACTTCGTTCAATCGGTTATATAACTCCGCAGCCAGAGCCGATCTGAAACGCCCGGCATCGATCGGCAGACTTGCGGTCGATGTGTTCCTGGTGCTCACCTTGCCCTCGGCGCTGTCTACACTCCTACATGAGATGTGGCGGAATGAGTGCGACGGTGAAGACGAGTGCATCGCCAAAAAGATCGCCAAAGATCAAGTCAGCTATGCCCTCGGGATCTTCGTCGGGCTCAGGGAGATCGAGGCAGCGTTCCAACCGTATGGGTACCAGGGGCCCGCTGGGGCGAGGATCATTTCCGAGGTGTCGAACCTCGGTCGTCAGGCGGCCCAGGGTGAACTGGATGAAGCGCTTCTCCGCGCCGCAAACAAATCGGGCGGAATCCTGTTTCATTATCCTGCCGGGCAGATCGATGCCACGGTGCGCGGGATCGAATCGATTGCCACTGGTAAGACTGATAATTTACGTGCCGTCCTATTCGGGCCCCCCAAGTGATCGCGTAAGGTAACTAGATATGACAATCAGCTCTGAAATCTCCAAAACTCTCCCCGTAGTGGGGAATGGCGTCACCACGGTCTTTCCATTCAGCTTCAAGATATTTCAGACTTCGGACGTGGAAGTGGTGCTCGCGGAGTTGGCCACCGGGATCGAGACTGTCTTGGTCGAGGGATCGGATTACACCGTTACCATGAACACCGACCAGATAAACAACCCCGGAGGGTCCGTGACTTACCCCGTATCCGGGGCACCAATGGCGAGTACACACTCCCTCACCTTGGTCAGAAACGTCCCATACACCCAGGGGCTCGACTTGACCCTTGGGGGGTCGTTCGACCCGGACAACATCGAGACGGCTCTTGACCGCATTGTTACACTGACACAACAGAACAAGGAAGCCGTCGACCGTTCGGTAAAGGTCCAGGTCTCCGCTGGCCAGACACCGGACGATGTTTTCGTTGATGCTGTTCTCAACGCAAAGTCGAACGCGGACTCCGCCTCCGCATCCGCTGCCGCCGCTGCCGCATCGGAGAGTAATGCAGGGCTATCCGCCAGTGCCGCAGCAACCTCCGAAGCCAACGCCCTGGCCTACCTGCAGGATTTCCTGTCGCGGTACGTGGGTGCTTCAGCCACCGATCCGACTACGGACGGGAACGGGGGCCCTTTGACCGATGGGGATTTGTACTGGAACACCACGGCCAGCGAGTTCCGTGTCTATAACGCGGGCGGCTGGGCATCATTCTTCGCGCCCGGCACGCTTCTTGTGTCCGCATTCATGTTGACCATGCTCGATGATCCGGATGCGTCCACCGCCCTCTCTACGTTGGGGGTGTCTGCCTACATGAAGACCTTGCTCGATGATCCGGATTCCGCAACAGCCCTGGCTACCTTAGGCGCGGGAAATACGATCTGGCATTCCGGTAATGACGGCCTTGGTAGTGGGCTGGACGCGGATTTGCTGGATGGATTGGATTCGACGGTATTCTGGAAAAATTCGGATGCACCGAATTCATTGCTTACCAACGGGTACCAGCAGCTCCCTAATGGGTTGATCATCCAATGGGGACAGGTCTACGTACCATCCAATTCTAGCGTTACTTTCACGTTCCCCATAGCATTTCCCACGGGGTGCCTGATCGCGGTGGCGGAGTCCAACGCCACTGGGGGAGGAGGGCTAGGGGCGATTGAACTTTGGACTGCGACTCAAGTGTCACTCAATAAAAACTCACTACTAATCTCGGGCTACGCTTCCCTCATCGCAATTGGATATTGACCTATGAAAGCAGCAAGACTTGACCAAAATGGGGTACCCGTGGCTTTTTTCACGCAAGAGATCCACCCCGGGTTTCTCCCCGACGGATCCATTGACCCCGCAGGCCCGCTTGCGGATTGCGTTTTGATATCGGAGCAAGATTGGCAGGCGCATATCAATGGATCTTTCCGCCGATACGACATTGCCACGGCTACCTGGGTACCGTATACCCCACCCCCACCGCCCTTGGCCGATGTGAAAGCGGGGGCAAAATCCGCCATCGACGCGGCTGCGGGGGAGGCTCGCAAACGCTACATCACTACCTCGCCCGGGCAGGAAGCGACCTATTTGCTCAAGGAAAGGCAGGCCCGGGAATACATTGCGGCGGGGTATCCCGCCACCCCTGTACCGGTGCTCGTGCAGGCAGAAGCGGACGCGTTGGGTGTAACCCCCCAGCAAGCCGCCGATAGTATCGTCACCAAGGCGGATACCTGGATATCACTCGCCGCAACGATTGAACGGATCCGTAGGGGTAACAACGTTGCTATCGACAATGCCACGGATGCCGCCTCGGTAACATCCCTGCGCGACTCCGCGATCACCGCGCTGGCGGCGGTGTAATCGTCTTAACCAGACTATACTATCTCCCAGGGATTTGGTGATCGTCCCGTTGTGTGCTCTTGCCCACAAAATAGATTTCTTTCCCAGACGATACTTCTGAGAATTTACTGTGAGTCTATCCCCTTCTTACCCAAACGCCAGAGGTCCTGATGGAGATCGAATCCGTGGATGATCGATTGTCGAGACTGGAGGCCGAGATGGATTCCGTCGTAGGTCGAGTGAACGACAGCGCCCTTCATTTACAAGCATTAGACCGCAAATTGGATCAAATTCATGATGATCTGTTGGAGTTAATAAGCCTGTGGCGTTCTGCCAAAGGGTTCGCCCGGATCGTCAAATGGACCGGTATCGCGGTGAGATGGGCAGTGGGCATCGGGGCCACCATTGGCTTGGCCTGGGCAACTTTCTCCAAGGGAGCGAAATTTTGATTGGAGGATTTACGTATGAATTGGGGTGACGTTGGAAATTGGATCAAAGAGAACGCGGGCACGGGTGCCGCGCTGGTCGGTTCACTTTTGACGGGCAATATCCCTGGTGCCGTGGCGGCGGGGGTGTCTCTTGTGTCCAGCGCCACGGGAACCGATGACCCGGAAAAGGCGATGGCGGAACTCAAAGCCAATCCAGAGACATTGGTTGCCTTACGCAAACTCGCTCATGAAGAGCAGGACAGTATCCGCAGGCATTTGCAGGAGATGACCCGCCTCAAGCTGGAAGACGAGCAGAAAGCCCACGAAACCACGCAAGAGACCATCCGGGCCGGTGACCGGGCGGAAGACAGATTCATTCGATGGTCGCGTCCAGGGCAATCCTGGGCCAGTTTACTCTCCTGTTTCGCTTACATCAGCGTCTCTCATTCCCCGAACGTCGAGATAGTCATCGCCCTTCTCACCTTGCCCTGGGCCTACGCTGGCCTAAGGCAGATCGGTAAGGGGGTGGATTCCCTTTCGGGGGCGATGGTGAAAGTTAAGGGTAAGTGAGCCTAGCCATGGATAGGCATGATTTTGAGCAAATGCTGATTCGGCATGAGGGCACACGGCTTAAGCCGTATATCGATTCCGTTGGAAAGATCACCATTGGGTTCGGGACCAATCTGGAAGACGGGATTACACGGGAGGAAGCGCTGTGGTTGATGCGTTCCCGGGTCGCCACGATCGAAAGGGAAATGATATCCAGGTTCCCGGTCTACAAGACACTGGACCCGGTACGTCAATATGTATTGCTGGACATGGCGTATAACATGGGAGTCCCCACCTTGGCCAAGTTCAAGCGAATGTGGGCCGCCCTGGAGGACGGGAACTATGATCTAGCCTCCGAAGAAATGCTCAACTCTCGCTGGGCTTGGCAGGTCGGGTCTCGGGCCAGAGAATTGGCCCGTATGATGGCCTCGGGAAAGGAACACCCGTAAAAAAGCCCGGGGGCACTTTCGGCCCCGGGCCGTGCCTGTGATGAGCCTACCCGAAGGTCATCATAGGTCTTCACTTATCAATTTTACCACCGTCCAGAATATAACATCCTTGTATTGTTGTTCCGGGGGCAAATCCCGGAAGGGCATCAGACACGGGTGGGTTTTGGCTTCCGGATCCCGGGTCGCACCGTATCGCTATCCATCCTGGATTTTTTCCTCCACCCAATTGTCATGGATATCCGAGAAAGTTGCGTGAGGATGGTCCAAAAGGAACTCGACGCCATGGATGGCGGTGTCCCGTTCCCACTTCGCGGCGTGGTTCCACGGAGGCCTTTTGTCCAACGACATGATATCGTGATAATACCTAACAATTTCGTAGGCGACTTGGGCAATTTGCCTGATTTCGGTTGATGTCATCGGGGATTTCTCCGTAAGTAAATGATTCCCTGGTGGTGTTTCTACATCACGATCCCGGAAGATGCCTCGACGAGGAATCAGTTCCGGGTGGGAACTAACCCAGTCCCGTAGCGGGACCATCTCGTCTTTGGTCACATCTATCCTTCCTTCCAAAACCGCCAGTAGTTTTGCAGCTCGTCTACGACATAGGCGATGAGTGATCGCCAAATCTTGTTGGATCCGCATGGTTTCCTCGGTCATTCGTATGATTTCTTTCGTAAGTCTCACGACGTCTTCGGTAAGTAGCACGATTCCCCCAACGGGGTCCCTGTCGTAGTTACTCATGTAAATGCCCCCTCGGGGTCAATCGGCCTTACTTAGCGTTATGACTATAACGGTGATAGCGATTACATAGACGGATAAGTATGCAATGGCTATGACTAAGCCTTTCAGTACGGTGTGCATCCAGCACTTCGATTTGCTTGTGTCTCGGAAAATATCTCTGTCATCTCGCACTGTATTTTCTCCGATAGTCGTTGATGGTAGTCTTTAGGTCCATCTGTTCGTCATTCTTCCTTTCCAACGCCATCAGCTGGGCTTCGTCCACGGTGTTACGGGCCAGAATCCGATGGAAAACCGGCACCTGGGTCTGCCCTTGCCTTGCCAGTCGACCAATAAGCTGCAAATACAGTCCCAGGCTCCAAGTGAGCCCGAACCACACGCCGATATGACCCCCGTGTTGGAGGTTCAGCCCATGCCCCATCGATGCCGGGTGCCCCACCAACAGGGGGATCTGCCCCGAATCCCATTTCCTCTGTATCTCGATTTCTTGTTCCGGAGTCATGGCCCCTCCCAGGTGCACCGCGCCGGGGAACCACTCCATGATCCGTTCACAGTCCGCAACAAATTCATAGGCAACCAACACCGGCTGGCCATTCGATTCGCTGATGATCTCCCCCAGTACGTTTAGCTTCGCATCGTGCAGCGCGTACCATTCCTGGCTCCCGGCTTCCTTGTAAGGCTGACCATTGGCAATCTGAAGACATTTGTTGAGCATGGATCCCTCGTTGGCCACCTCCAGCGATCCGCCAGCGTCCAATTCGGCAAATAACTCCCTTTCCAGTTCGTCGTATACTCGGCGGACGCCTGGGGGAAGATCCACCCATACGTCGTTGAACACCGGGGTATGTTGTCCTGGGAGGTATTCGCTGGCAGTCATCGATATGGTGATGTCCGCAACATGAGATTTTATCTCGTCTTCAGCACCTTGGCGAAGGATGTGTCTATACCCATACTGTTCGAAATACTGGTCCAGGTAGTGGTTTCGATTCGTTCCCAGCCGGTCACCGCCGTCTACCACGAGATATTCTCCCCACAGATCGATATACCCATTCCCGGCTGGGGTGCCGGTCATCCCGATCCGGTACGGGAAGTAGGGGAGTATCCGCTGTAACGCCCGGGATCGGACCCCGGTGCCGTTTTTCAGCATGTCGACTTCATCATAGACGATCGCCCGCCAAGGAAAGTACTCACCTTCCCGAAGCCAAGTAGCAATCAGGTAATCCGCCAGCCATGGGAGGTTTTCATAATTGATCAGATGCACATCAGCGTGGTTCCGGAGTGCATAGGCCCTTTGCGTTGCGTTCCCGGACACCAGGGAGAATGTCAACCCAGCGGTGTGGGTCCACCTGGCCGCCTCCTGCCTCCAGACCATTGAGCACACCCGTTTCGGGGCGACCACCAAGGTGTTCAAGCATTCCAATCGGTCTACTCGCTCCGCGATAGCCGTCAGGGCGATGATGGTCTTTCCGAGACCGACGTCTAGCAACACCATCGATTGCGGTCGGGATAGGATCTCAGCGACTGCAGTCCTCTGATAGTCGTGAAGGTCACTCGGTGTTCTCATTTGTGTATCGCCTCCATCACATCAATCAGCAGCTTCCCGTATTCCACCGAGTCCGCGACGAATACCCAATCCCCCCGCGCGATTCGCCTCTCATGGTCTTTCGCTTGTTTCACAGTGGGTCTTTTCCCTAACTGTTTGAATTCAATGAAGAAATGCCTACTCATCCCCAGGTAGAAAATGCGATCGGGAACACTCCGTTTCGCTGGTGACGTAAATTTCTCGTTGGGGAGTCCTTTCCGTTCCGCGTATTGACAGACCTTCCGTTCGATGTCTCGCTCCAGGGGCCCTTCCCGGCGTTTCCGGGAGAGTCGTTTCACGTCGATTGGTGGCAGGGTCAATCTTTGGTGTACCTCTTTGTGACGAATCCGCTAGTCCCCAGCCACATATCGGGGCACCAGGGCGGGGCCTGGGTCATCGCCGCCTGCAGCACCTGGAGGTCTTTCTCTGCGGTTTCCTCCGGGACTTCGCACACAATCTCGTCGTGTACGTGCAGGACGACTTTCAGCCAGGAGGCCTCTGCGTTCCGTATACCGTTCCATAAAAGGTCCCCCGCAATGGATTGGACCAGGTTCTCGGTGAGGCCCCCTTTGTGTGCGTGGATCCTGCCCCATCGATTACTCGTATCCCTGCCCATATAGGAGAAATTGGAGATCTCATCCGGAGGGAGCATCAGCCCGGACTCGATCAATTGGGCGTCGGTCCAATTGGCAGCGTGATATTGTTCCCGCGTATGCGTGGCCTTGGTGGTCATTACATATTCGGCCCAGGGTGCGGCATGGGTGTCGATGCTGGGCAGGTAGTAGCTCAGATATCGGCCCGAGGGGACACGGATCCGCAAGAAATATTCGTGACGTTCCACGTGGAACCTATATCCTTCGACCGGGTATTTCGACCATACGACTTCCCGGACGGCGTTATCGATCCAATCCCAGAACTGGACAATCTCCGGGTACATGCCCCGGAAGGTGTCTACGGCTCGCCGGGCTTCGTCCTCGGTCATGCCGACCCCCATACTTTCCGCATACTTGATCAGGCCGCGCCAGCCAAGCATGTAGCCACACCCCAGGACTGCGGGCTTGCTGAAGGTTCTCTGTTTCTTGGTGACGTCACCGTAGGGGATGTGGTAATACTCGGAAGCAAACACCTTGTAGGTGTCCATTCCTTCCCGGAAAATCTGGTCTATCGCCCGACAATTGGCTAGCCACCCAAGAACCACGGACTCGATCGATGCAAAGTCCGCGACCACGAGCGATTTTCCTTCCGGAGCACATATCGCGTGCCTGACCGCGCAACCGATAACCTCGGAGACGGGCTCGTCGTAGAGGGCCCGCAGTAGCGCTGGATCACCCGTCCGGATCAGGTCCGCGACCGTGTTCGCGTCATCTGGGGTTTTTGCCATCGGCCGCTTCAGGTTCTGTACCTGCACCCGTCGGCCCCCAACGCGGTCGGTCCGGGATGCGCCTTTGTACTGAAACATGCCGCGCACCCGGCCGTCTTTCTCGACACCGTTCAGCATTGCGGTGTATTTCGCCACCGCTTTCGCTTCCCTCAGTTGCCACAGGTCAACGGCCTGGCGGATCGTTGGGTCGGTTATGTCGAGCGCCTGCAAGGTGTCTTTCCTGAGATCTGGTACGTCGACCCAGTTACTTTTCAGCCAGTTCATGAATGGGCCACGGGTCACTTTCGGGAGTCCGGTCAGATTCTGGAGATCTTCACTCAATCGCTCCCGTTCACGTGACCACAGTTCCACGGCTCCCTGGGCCATTCCCACATCCAGAGGAACACCTCGGTCGTTTATTCGCTGGTCCAGGAGCCATTGCTCCCAGTCCCACGTTTCCACCGCCGGGAACTTCTCGAAGAACGCCACGAGCTCACGCTCCACTTCGACATCGCGCAGGCAGTACGCGCAAAAGTCCTCCCAGTCACTCGGTCGGTTCTGCCATGTATACCGGCCCGCCTTGTGGTTCTTGGGTGCCGGTTTGCTGAATAGTTGCACCAGGCGGCCGCCACGGGGGTCTTTGCCCCGGATCCCTATTTGCTCGCAAACGTCATCCAGTCCGCCGGAGTACCCTAAGTAATACGCCATCACCATCGCGCACCGCCACCGGTTCAGTGGGACGTCGATCCCAAGAACGTACCGGGTGACCAGTCGCTCGAATTGTGCATTAAAAGCGATCAACGTGACGGTGGGATCGAGGAACGCATCCCTCAATTCAGAGGGCATCGGTCCTTTGCGGGGCTGCCACAGCTGCGGGTCTTCGTCGTCGATCGCCCAGCCTAGCATCAGGACCTCGGTCGACGGATCCTTGGTGTATTTGTGTGCGCCAGCGCGTTTGATGTCGACCTCGGAGTAGGTCTCGTAGTCCAGGTGAAGTATTGTCACGGTCGGTTCTTGTTATAGTTGGAAAAGAACGCCCGGCCCCGTAGGGCCGGACACATCGTCGTTACATATCCCAGGGGGGAGCTATTCCGTCAACCGGTGCCGGTTCGGTCGGTTGCTCCTGGGTGGGCTGGGGCGCTCCTGGCGGGGGCGGTGCGGGTGCCCGGGGTGTCTGGGCCGGTCCAGATTGAACCGGGCCCGGTTGCACCGGTCCAGGTTGAGCCGGGCCCGTGGGTGCCGGTCCAGATTGAACCGGGCCCGGTTGCACCGGTCCAGGTTGAGCCGGGCCCGTGGGTGCCGGTCCAGGTTGAACCGGGCCCAGTTGCACCGGTCCAGGTTGAGCCGGGCTGGAATAGGCAGTTGGCGAGAGCTGAGCCGGGGCGCCCTCCACCGGTTGAAAGACGGATTTCGCGTCCTTCTGACTGTCCAGCCGCTTTACGTTGACATTATCCAGCAATTGAACGTTATTCAGGCCGACGCCTACACCCCGGTTCCCTGCCGTGTTGTATCCGAAGAACCGGACGTGCATCCTGACCTTACACCCGGAAAAGATCTGTGAAGCATCCAGCAGGGGTTGTACCTGCTGATCCACTACTCCGGGGGCCCTGTCGCTGTAGGCATTCAGTTTCCATTGTCCGGGGAATCCATCATCTTCCGCGGATTTCAGCGGTGTGCGTAGATCCTGGGGGATTCCCTTTGGGAACCGGTTCCGGGCCGCTTCCTGAATCGCCGCGTCAACTTCCTGCCAATTCGTGGACGGGTCCAGGATCAAGCTGGCTGAGTATTTCGGATCACCCCGGCCATTGATCTGCCGGGGGACGAACAAGTTGGGGTAGTTGATAACTCCAGTTAAAACAATATCTTGGGCCATTTCAATTCTCCGTTTCGTATGGTGAAAATACCTCGGCTGCGTTTCCCAACGCGGGCCTCGGATCGGTTTCGGGGGCCAGAGTAGGCGCCCCTGGGGGCTTTGTGATTAACGCATGGACTTTCCCCCACGTGTTTACGTCCATGTTCGGTCTCAGCCGTTTTTCGGCTTGCGCCGGACTGAGTAATTTCTTGACCGTAATCATGTCTTCGCTGACCTTTTCTCCATCCTTCGTGGATAGCTCGGTTAAATACCTCACGATGTCACTATCCGACACTTTCCATTTGCGCATGGATCTTCCCGCAACTACTTTGTACCCCTTCGTAGGATGGGATAGCGCGTACCTCCGCACCGAGGTCAGCCAGCCTTCGATAAGATCCATGTGACGCAAGATGAAGCGGATCTGGTCCTCGCTCAGAGTGGCAGGGTCCATCGTCAACCGCTGTGCGAGGGTATCGTCTTTCTCCGGTACAGGGACCGGGGTAAACACCCCTTGTGCGGCGGACATCGCCGCCGAAGCAAGCTCCGGGCAGGTGTATCTCGCCCGGCAGAATCCCTCACGGCAATGGTCACCTGGGTGAGCCGGGGCGTCTGGGGCATCGGTCCTCGCCGCTGCCGCCCGGACCTCCTGCAGACCCCAGGTGATCAATTGTTCAGCAGAGATGGTCGTGGATCGAATAGGATCCTCCCCTGGGTACCGAGGCTGCACAATGGTCAGCACCACATCGATGTCCGGTACGTTTTCCGGGACGCCGGGGTAGTGCTCCCCCAATTTTCCCAGCGCGTATAGCTTCAGCTGGGGGTCGTCTGGGTGGCAGAGCACGCCCTTGCCCGATTTCAAATCGACGATCTCCAGTCGTCCATGACTCAGGATCGTGATGTCCACGGTACCCCAGCAGTCGTCCCGTACGATCAGCACGCCGGGGTTGCTGGGACTTTCCGCAACTACGGATCCCTCCAGGATCGCATAGTCGTAGGCCACCGCCGCAGTCCTGCGCATCTCGTCTTGTTCTTCGAGATCGAAGTCCAGGATCCCCTCGATCCCCGTGACATCGACGTCCATGGGGTGGATTTGTCTCAGTAACGCCCGCTCCAAGATTGCGTGGCAGACTGTACCCCACCAGGCGACGCCTGACTGCGGTTCGTCCGGGAGCGCTTCCGCACGGGAGATAGACGCCGCACAGTTCATCCATACCTTCGCCTTACTCGGGGCGAGGCGGGCATGACTCAAGGTTCACCCCCTTGTTCTATCCGATTGAGCCCCTCCATGAAATCGACGTAGAACTCGGGCGGCAGTGCGGATAGTCTATCCACACCGAACCGGGATAAGAGGTCGATTATCTTACCCGCCTGGGGGCCCAGCACCCGGGCCACTTCAGACGCCCGGGCCCTTATTCTTTCCATCACGATCTCCTGCGCCTGGGCCTGTTCCGGGGCCTGCGCCTGGGCCTGTTCCGGGGCCTGCGCCTGGGGCTGTGCTGGTGCCTGCACTGGCGCTGGTGCCGCAGAGGCCAACAGATTCCGCATTACTTGGTCCA